ACAGAACCTGCAACTAAAATATGTGATGACGGAATTAAAAGCAAAGTTCTTATTGAAAAAGAGTATTGGGCTGTTAAAGAAAATGACTGCTTAACTATTAAGGATTAAACGAAGATGCCGAGCCAGAAGAAGACGACTAATTATACGCTACCCACTAAGCCAGAACTTGAGGACGCTTATCAGGCGCTATGGGCTACGCTGCAAAACAAGCTAGGGCCGTATTTTAGCGACTATGGGCAATTGATAGAGAAAGGCTCGCCGCTTAACAATCAATACCAGCAGCTCAAAAGCAACATATCGCAGCACATACCAAGCAATGCAGACTTCCGCAGTCCACAGCGTATGAGCGAATGGGCGCAGGCGGCGGCTTTGAATGCGCCTATGGGGTTGACGTTAAAAGGCGCTCCACCTACAAAATTCAGCCGAGCCCACAAACTAGCACAAAAGAACGCTGCATTGCCTATTGAACAGGGCGGTTTAGGATTGCCGCCTAATAATACGGCGATGGATAGGGCTAGGGCGATGGGGTTTGATATGGACGCTTATCATGGGACAACCGCAAACATAGAACAATTTGACCCGGAAAGATCATCGTCAGCAGCAGCTTTTGGGCCTGGAGTATATACAACGGAAAGCGCAAAAGACGCGTCCGGGTGGTTAAAAAGTAAAGATGGCGGAAATGTCATTCCTTTATTAATAAATGAGTCCTCATTTTTAAAGGCAAGAGAAATGGACACAAAAACAAAAGGAATCCTTGAGAATTTCTTGGGTAGAGAATTGAATGATGGACCGCCTCCGCTTTTTTCATTGGAAAGGAGAGGCGGAAGCGTGTCAGAAGGGGCCATGAATGCAGGATTTGGCGGTGTTGAGCACTTTGGGACTTCGAGGACGCCAACAAAAAACAATGTTATTTTAGATGCCAGCAAAATACGCTCCCGCTTCGCAGCATTTGACCCACTAAAAAAAGACAGTGCAAACATACTCGCCAGCATATTAGGAGCAACAACACTGGCCGGTATGTACGGAAAAGAACAAGAACAACCATCAACACTCCGCAGCGTAATGGAAAAGAAGTTAAAAAAATGAGTAAAGACGAATTTAAGCTATGGCTTGATAACCCAACTACACAAAAAATACGCGAGTTGATGATAGACTCACGAACTGACTATGTACGATTATTGTGTTATGGTGCTACACTACACAACGATTCCAGCCACACACAAAAGAGCACAGCAAATACTGTTGGCGTGATTGCTGGAATCGATCTATTTTTAAACCTACAAATTGAGGATGATAATGGCGACATATAAGCCAGTTGGACACAGAATCTTATTACAAATGGATAAGGTCGAAGAGGTGTCGAAAGGTGGAATTGTATTGGCACGGGCGCAAACAGAACGGGAGCAAGGATCCGCTGTGATTGGAACTGTATTAGAGATTGGTCCTGATTGCTGGTACGACAAGCCTTCCAGCGAATGGGCAAAGAAGGGCGATAGGGTTATGATTGCAAAGTTTGGTGGAGCTGCAATTGATGAACTGTTGCGATTTGTTAATGATGAAGATATTTTAGGTATTGTCAATGACTGAAGAGCAGATTGAACAACCGCAAGAAACTGTTGTAGAGACAGAACAACCCACAGAACACGAAGCAAAAGCGCGTGATTGGGGATGGAAACCGAAAGAAGAGTACAAAGGCGACCCTGACACATGGGTTGATGCTTCTGAATTCGTGGAAACGAGAAATCCGTACACGATTATTCAAAAGCAAAACCGTGAGATGGAGACTCTGAAGAAAACACTTAACGCTACCGCAAACCATGTAAAGAAGGTGGGTGATTTAGCGTATAAACGCGCAATTAACGACCTACAAAAAGACAGGCAAAAAGCCGTCGAACGTGCAGACGTTGACGAGGTTGGCGCAATAGATGAAGAGATTGCCGGGTTAAAGCAAGAAGCCGATTCAGTACCGCATGAATTTACGGAATGGGTAGGCGAAAATGCCTGGTTTGGCAAAGATCCAGAGCTATACACGTTTGCCTGTGCATCTTTTGACGCACAAGTTAAACGCAATCCTTCCATGCCTCTTAATGAAGTGCTTGAAATGGTAACGAAAGCGACAAAGCGCGCTTATCCAGAATCATTTGAACCGCAGAAAGCAGAAAAGGTACGGCCTTCAGCACCTTCAGTAGAAGGCGGAACAAGGCCTTCAAACGTAAAAAGCGGACCAGGATATAACAGCCTGTCACCCGACCAGAAAAGAGTCTGTGATACGTTCGTGCGAGGCGGAATCATGACTAAAGAAGACTACGTAAAGAGTCTCGTTGAAATAGGAGAGCTGTGATGAGAGAACGCAAGAAAAGAATTCCAATTGGCACAGGCAATGTATTAACTGCTGAACAACGCCCAGGATTTGTAAGACGATTTGTCAACGATCACGACGGTAGAGTTGAACGGTTTATTGAAGCAGGTTACACGCCAGTTCTTGACGCTAATGCAGACACAAGCTCAAAGAATACAAGCAAACCGTCATTAATGGGTGATGTGGTACGCAAAGCAGTCGGCGGAGGTAGACACGCCGTATTGATGGAAATACCCAAAGAATGGTATGACGAAGATCAAGCAGAAAAGCAAAAAGAAGTAGACGCTCGCGAGGGCTCAATGGAGCCTAACACCCGCGAAGGGCAGTTTGGGAGCGTTGTAATTAAACGTGAATAAATTTATAGGAGTTAGCAATGGCTAACAGAGACAACCCTAACGGCGCAAAACCCGTTAAACATTTAAACGGTTCGCCGTGGAATGGTGCAATGAATCGGTATGCAATTCCTGCTGCTGATGGTACTGCAACATTCGTCGGTGATTTTGTAAAACTTTATGGTACTGGTACAGCTGAAGGCGTAAATCAGGTTATTCAAGCCGCAGCGACTGACCGTTTGGTCGGTGCTATTGTTGCGTTCGAACCTGATCCTACAAACCTGTCTGCTACGCACAGAACAGCCTTGACATTGCGTTATTGCTGGGTAGCTGATGCGCCTGATACAGTCTTCGAGATTCAGGAAGATTCAGACATTTCAACATTGGCACTTGCCGACATTGGCGAAAACGCCGACATCGTTGTAGGCGCTGGCAACACAAGCACAGGCATGAGCGGAATGGAGCTTGACAGCTCTGACCACAAAGCAGCAACCGCACAATTACGTATTTTGAGAGCAGTACAACGCCCAGACAACGTAGTCCTTGAAACTAACTGCCGTTGGGAAGTGCTTATTAATGAGCATGAATATTCCCAAGCAACTGGCACCTAACAGGAGATTATCATGGGTGTTGTAACTACTGGCAGTTTTGCCAAATTATTGTGGCCGGGCATTAAAACCATCTACGGTGAAAAGTATGATGAGTGGAATCCGGAATTTCCTGAAATCTTCGACAAAGTAAGTTCTGACAAGGCTTATGAAGAATACGTTGGCTTTAGCGGCATGGGTCTCTTTCAAAAGAAACCTGAGGGCACGCCGATCAGCTATGACGAAATGCAACAAGGTTTCGTTACTCGCGCAACTAACGTTGCTTATGCGCTTGGCTTTATCGTCACATACGAAATGTATAAGGACGATCAATACGGTGTAATCGGTAAACGTAGAGCGAACGCTTTGGCTTTCTCTGCACGTCAAACTAAAGAGATTGTTGGCGCAAACGTGCTTAACCGCGCGTTTACTGCTGGCTATACTTTCGGCGACGGTCAAGTTCTTTTGACCACTGGCCACTTGAATAAAGCCGGTGGCACTTGGTCAAATACGCTTGCTGTTGCTGCTGACTTGTCTGAAGCTTCACTTGAACAAGCTGCAATTGACATTGCAGGATTCCTGGATGATCGCGGGAACAAAATTTCCGTTATGCCGAAGAAACTGATAATTCCAAAAGAATTGATGTTTGAAGCGACAAGAATCTTGAAGTCAATCCAGCAAGCAGGCAATGCTAACAACGACATTAACGCTCTGCGTGTGATGAACGTATTCCCTGATGGCGTTGCGGTTAATCACTATCTCACTGACACTGATGCTTGGTTCGTTAAGACTAACATCCCGTCTGGCGATGGTTTGATTTACCAAGAGCGTGAAGCGGATAGCTTTAGTGTTTCTGATGATTCAGACACGCTTAATGCGAAGTATCGTGCCTACGGACGTTATGCGTTCACATGTGCTGATGTCCGCGCTATATACGGCAGCGCTGGCGCTTAATTGACATTTGATTTATAATTGGGGCATATTTCTATGCCCCGGTTTTATCACACGAGGAACAAATCATGAAAAACAAAAAACCAATGCCAATGCCGAAAGGACCGCATAAAATGCCTGGAAGCAAGAAGCCTATGAGAGGCCGCTGATATGGCAATCGTAAAAAAGAAAATACCGCCTTTAGGCGGAGGATCTGGTGGCAGCATGGGATCAGCGCCTAATGCTAACAGGCCATTGAAAGCCAATCCTGGCGGCATGGAGATGATGAATACAAACCTTAATCGGCCTGTCACCAACACACCTCCTAGAGTTGGCGGAGGAATGAACAGGCCGGTTACAGGTACGCCAAGGACTGGAGGCATGAACGGTCCTGTGACCAACAGACCGCCAAGAGTCGGCGGAAATGGTGCAGTAACAAACACGCCGCCACGATTTAGCGGTAACGGTGCGGTTACTAACGCACAGCCAAGAGTAAGTGGAAGAACACCGGGTGTAAATGCTGGTTCTGCTGGTGGAATGCCTAAAGTAACAAATACACCGCCTAAACTCGGCGCACCAAGAATGAGAATACAACCAGCCAAGCCTATTGTTACCAATAAGCCTCCAATGGTTGCTAAAAAGTCAAAGATTCCAGATTACTTGAACCCAGCCTTACGTAAAAAGAAAGTAGTAAAAAAACCAATTCGTTAAAATAGCTCCGCTCAAATTGAGCGGTATTTTTGTAATACCGGAGCACTACAATGCCAAAAACACCTACAAGATTCCCCAACGGCGTAACAACCGCCGCAAAAACAAACGCACTTGGTAAGTTCGGATTGCCTGACCCTACCCAATGGCACACCTTCTTCGACGACTTCGACACCTTCACAGCCGCAGACTGGACCATTACCGAAATTGGCGCCGGTGGTACAGAGGCGCTTACTGATGCTGATGGTGGCGTATTGCTGCTTACGTCCGACGGTCTTGATAATGATGGCGTACAAATTCAGAAGGTTGGCGAATCATTTCTGCCAACTTCTGGCAAACAGCTATTCTTTAAGGCTCGCTTTACACTAAGCAAAATTACACAGTCTGACTATCTTATCGGTTTGGCTGTACTTGACACCACTCTTTTGGGCGCTGTTGGTGGTGACGGTGTAACTGATGGCATGTTCTTCTCAAAAGAAGATGGCGATACCAACATTGACTTCCATTGCCAAAAGAACACCACAACAGGGCAAATTGACGCAACTGCTGTTGGCACGCAACCAACAGCAGCCACATATGTGGAACTGGCGTTCTACTTCGATGGCATTCGCTATATTCAATTGTTCATTGATGGTGTTCATAAATCGACCGTTGATCTTACCGCTACGCTTTCAACCTACCTTCCGGATACTGAGCTAACTCCTTCAGTCGCTTACCTTAACGGTGAAGCTGGAGCGGCTACATTGAGCCTGGATTACTTATTTGTTGCCCAAGAGCGTTAATTGTTAATGCCCAAGGATGGGCAAATTTAAAGGCATAAGATCATGAGATTACAAACAATAGACATAGATCCAGCGAACGTAAGTTTGACTGGGTTCGCATCAAACGTAACAGGTGCAGCATTCACGCTTACGGCCAATAATTCAGGTGACGGACTTGCGCATCAAGTCAGCATTAAAAACGACACAGCGAACGACCACAGCGCCAAAACAGTGACGCTTGTTGGTACTGATGCAAATGGTAAAGCATTAACAGAGGTTGTTACAGGACCAGGAGTTAGCGCAACCGTTGAATCAACACGCTATTTCTTAACGCTTACAAGTGCAACTCCAAGCGCCACAATTGGCGCAGATACGTTTGACATAGGTTGGGTTGATGAGGTTGTGTCGAAAATGTACCCGCTAAACTGGCGTAACTTCTCTATACCAACAATAAGTGTTGATGTTACCGGAACAATTGCTTACACATTACAGCAATGTTTTCAGAACGTACTCGCTGGAGAAACTCCAGTCTGGCAGGATGTTGGCACTTTGGGCCATGCTACGGCAGTTCGCATACGTGTCGATTCGTACACCGATACGGCAGAGCTGCAAGCGTACATCGTGCATCCTGACGCGTATTAAGGGCATATTATGGAAACAGCAGATAAAATTTATGGAGTCGGTCTAGATGTATCTGACGGGATACCAAGCACAACGCTGGACGAGATTTTCGGAGTAGGCGCTACTTCTGGCACAGAATGGGCAAGGCCATCTGACTGGCTGACACTGCCAACCGTAACACCTGCCGACGATAAAATGGTTGGTCTATACGCGGTTTTCAATACGCAAAGTGAGTTCGTAGCATTAACGGCAACAGGCGCATTCTCAGTAGATTGGGGCGACGGCTCCGCTGTGGATAACGTAGCATCTGGGGTCCAGGCACAACACCAGTATGACTATGCCACTATATCCGCCGGGACTTTATCATCGAGAGGGTATAAGCAGGTAATTATCACAATTACACCACAAGCTGGGCAACAATTACTATCTGTAGACATTAATAAGAGGCACACGTCAGCAAGCGCACAGTCTCAAGCTTCAAACTGGCTAGATATAACATGCTCTTGTAATGCTGCGTCAACACTCGGCTTTTCTTCAGGTGGATCATTAACTCGATCTAGTATGTTAGAAAAGGCCACTATATTAAATGGTGCATCAAGAGTATCAACTGCATCAATGTTTTTCAACTGCTACGCATTACAAAATGTACCTTTATTCAATACAGCATCTGTAACAAATATGACATCAATGTTTGGCAACTGTCATTTGTTATCATCTGTTCCTTTATTCAATACAGCATCTGTTACAAGTATGACGGGTATGTTTAGCTCATGCTACTCTTTGAAATCAGTTCCTTTATTCAATACAGTATCTGTTACAAGTATGACATCAATGTTTAACGCATGCTTCTCTTTGGTATCTGTGCCTTTATTCAATACGGCATCTGTAACAAATATGACATCAATGTTTGCAAGCTGCTTGTCACTTAGAACAGTACCTTTATTCAATACAGTATCCGTAACAGATATGACATCAATGCTTTCAAGCTGCTACGCACTACAGAATGTGCCTTTATTTAATACAGCTGCGGTTACAACCATGACATCAATGTTTGCAAACTGTAGAACATTGCCGATAATACCAGCATTAGTAACATCCGCCGTAACTGTTGCAACAGATATTTTTTTAGGTTGCGTGGATATGGGAAAATCGTTAATTACTGGAATGTCAGTAGACCATTCTTATCTAAACTGTAACCTATCAGCAACAGCGTTAGACGAAATTTATACAAATTTACCTGTCGTTGTTGGTAAAACCATTACGGTTACTGGAAACTACGGAGTTGCTAGTGATACACCTGCAATTGCAACAGGAAAAGGCTGGACGGTTACAGGATAATGGTAGATAAAACTTATGGAACGGGTGTGGCACATCTTCGCACAGAGAAAAGCATTACTGATAGCGGAGATGCTACAGAATACCCGAATAGCCAGGTAATTATTAGCGGAGAAGACTATGTAATAATGAGAATATCAAACGGTGTCGAATGGTTTTCTCTAGGAATAGGTCCATCAAACAGAATGCCAAGCGCGTCTATTTTTGGAAAAGGCAGCTGGAAAAGTGATGTAATTTATTTAAGTGATGGCGTTTCTTACTCTGCAAACTCTTCTATTGAAAGCATAAAAGTTGTTGACTCAATAGAAGAACTGGCAACTATTCCATCAACATACACAACTGCTATAGTTAAAGACTCTCTGCAAGGTGACATATTTGATTGGTCGGCAACAGGAACTGTAGATAATGCCACAGTCTATGTCGGAGTAACTGGATATTGGGTTAGAACAGGCTATTCAACCATTAGTTCAAACTGGTTTGGTTTAGTCGGTGATGGTGTTGCAAATGACACAACAGCATTATTTAATTTCTTAACTAAGGCGATTTCTTATGGCAGTGGCCATCTTGAATCAGGAACTTATTTAGTTACAGAGGGCGTTTTGGCTTTTGACAATAATCACATAGATACTGCTTTTCCTGATATAACAACAGGTAGTAATGTAATAATCAAGTCTGCTGGCACTAATGATCTACCATTGCTGGCATTTACCAACGGTACTGCTGTAGGTCCATCTGGTAAATTTTGGATGGGTGGCAGCCTGGGGGATATTGAGTTTTTAGATGCAACAGGTCATGTTGCGCCAAATAGACATGGGTTATTACTACGTGGCATTTGGTATACTAAATTTGGTGTTATCAAAGGCTCAAGCCTTAGAGGTGACGTTGTACATATTGAGAAAAAACTATACTCAACAACCAATCCTGACCCATATTCTGTTACTGCTTGTGAGTTCCAAAATGTAATAGGTTATTTCACTGTAGGGTGGACTTTTAATAATGATAATTATGTAGGGTTTAATTTTTGTACTATAAAAATCCTTAGATGCGTACAGAGTATTTTAGGCTGCTTTAGAGGGCTAGGCTCTGTCAACAATATTAATCATATATCTATAGCAACCACGTCAGGATGGTCTATATATGATGTTGACGATAATCTTGGTGGTTCACCTAGCAGGATATATATAGGATCGTGTGAGTTTGATAATGTCGCTAATGGTATAAAATTAAATAAAATTTCTCAAATAGTTGCAGATGAAGGAATTAGATTTGTACATAGATACAATGCTAACCCAAACGTATCTAATACCTACTGGCCTAGAAACGCAGTTCTCATGGCATCCGAGGCATTGCCTACAATATCCAATGTAAAATTAAACATTGTTCATAGAATAGAATCTGGTGGTGTATTGGCTGATTTAGGTAATATAGTAAACTTCTCAAGCTCTTCAAACATAATTGATGTGGAAGTAAATAACAGAATCCAGGATAATGCAGCTCTAGGTATTACTGATGCAAGCATTTTTACTAATGTAAGCGCAAGCATGGTGGGTGTTGTTGGCTATATTGATAAGAGGAAAATACTGGATACTCTCATTAGACAGGGTTGCGAGTTATCTATGGATAGCACCGTGTCAATAAGTAACACTGGTTTCGGTACTGCTACTGCAAAAGTTCCATACATTTCGGAAAGATATGATAAAGGTGGTTATGCCGATCCGACTAATAACTGGTTCACTGTACCTATAAGTGGCGTCTATCAAATACATGTAGCACTGACTTTAGCTGTTGCAATTGGTACTCGTGTTAGAGTGGCAATTTATCGTGACAGAGCGGGGACTTTAGCTGCTCATGGGTATAGACAATATTATTCAACAACTGCTAACCCAACAGGATATTTTCTTGACGGTGTGTTTGATTTAATTGCTGGTGATAGGATATTTTTAATGGCCGACCAGAATACTGCTGCACCTGTCAATTTATCAGTTGTTATTGGTACTGGTGTTGATAATTTATGGTCATGTTTTCTTATGCATAACTAGGTAATAGGCGATTTATAATGCTAAACAACCCACCATTTAGAGGCGGCGACCCAAGAGCAGAGTGCGACAGGTGCGGTATTGTTACGCACCTATCAGAATTGTCTGAAGAATGGACTGGTTTTATGGTATGCTCTGACTGCTGGGAACCACGACACCCGCAAGAATATGTGACAGGCATTGACGATCAGCAATTTGTAGCTAACGCCAGACACGTTCATACTTCTGACGAGGCTGTTTTTGTGGTTCCTGTTTGGCCCCCTGATACGAGTGATTTATAATGACCACAAGTGCATCCACCGATTTTACGCAAACCCGCAACGACTTAATTTACACGGCGCTCCGTCTTATCGGCGCGATGGCGGTAGGTGAAACGCCAACGGCTGACGACATAGCAACAGCATCGTCCGCACTTAATATTATGATTAAGGCGTGGCAGATTGACGGGCCACACTTGTGGACATTGGACGAGGGAACGATATTTTGCGCTAAGGGCGTTCCATCCTACTCAATACCTGGAACTTATGCGGCAAATGCTGAAAGTTATGTAACGGCAGGACTGGCAGTGGCCGGAGTTCTTGCAGATCCGACAATAACTGTTGCAGACGACACAGGCATACTTAACGGCGACCATATCGGCATATTGCTTGATGATGGAACGATGCAATGGACTACTGTAAATGGTGTTCCCGTTGCCAATGTTGTAACGTTGACTACTGCGCTGACTGGTGCGGCAGCGAGTGGTAACGTGGTCTACACCTACACCACAGGCATACAAAGACCATTGCGAATACACAACATTCGCCGCAAGTATTACCCAAGCGACAACGAGATTATTTTTGCCTATGGCGGCGAGCCTATGGCAAAGTCGGACTATTTAAGGCTGCCCAATAAAACGGTACAAGGTGTCCCTATTCAGGGCTACTATGACCCGCAAATGTCTACCGGAATGCTTTATGTTTGGCCTGCCCCAAGCGATGCACGTATTCGCATAAACTTTACCTATGAGCGTCAGATAGAAGATTTTGATATTCTGTCAAATACTCCTGACTTCCCGCAAGAATGGCTTGCAGCGTTAAAGTGGAATCTGGCTATTGAAATTTGGCCAGAATACTTTCCAAGCTCAAACCCTCCACAGTTCTTGTTGGAAAAAGCAGATCAGTACAAAGAATCGCTTATTAACTGGAGCCGTGATATGGGTTCTACATTCATACAACCGGACAATCTTCGTGGCTGAGTTAAGATTCTTAGGTACTTATGAAGGGCGCTCAAAGAACGTCGGAACTGTCCGTTATATTAATCTGTTCCCTGATATTGTAGGGAAAGAGATAGTTGCTATTGGAACCCCTGGGCTTGCGCTGTTTAAAAACGTAGGACCAGCGCCAATACGCGGACTTTACTCATTTGCAAGCTATCTGTTCATTGTTGCTGGAAATTCGCTTTATAGGTGTGTTACGGCAGGATTACCGGTTAAAATAACAGATACATTGAGCACAGTTGTCGGTCCTGTTTGGATTACGGACGATGGAAATTATCTGGTTATAACAGACGGGACAGATGGCTATACTTACCGTCCATCAACCGGCGTATTTGCAAAGATAACAGACGTTGATTTTCCTGCTCTTCCTGGAGCTTGTTGTTTCATGGATGGGCGTGTTCTTGTCCACCACGATGGCACACAGAACTTTTACGCAAGTGACGCTTATAATCCAACGTCATGGAACGCATTAAACTTCGGCACTGCGCAAGCAGATCAGGACAATATTTCAACTCTCTTGTCAACATTCTCAAATATTTTTGTATTCGGCAAGAAGAACACAGAGATCTGGTATAACGCAGGCACTGTTGGTTTTCCTTTTGCCGTAAATCCTGCCGCGACATTCAACACCGGATGCGCTGCTCCTTTCTCAGTGTGCAGGACTGGTGACACAGGCAATACTATCATCTGGCTTGCAAGAACGGATCAGGGCAGCGGTTTTGTTGTACGCAGTGAAGGTGGATCACCAGAGACAATATCAACGCCAGAAATGGAATATTGGCTAAGTAAATATTCAACTGTAAATGACGCTGAGGCGTTCGCTTATCGTATCGAGGGGCATAACTTCTATGTGCTCACCTTCCCAACAGAAGGCAAAACATGGGCGTATGAGCTGGCAATAAATACATGGCATGAGCTTTCCAGCGGAGTAAACGGAGGCCGTCATAGATCAAGATGCTACACCTATTTTGATGGAAAGCATATCGTCGGTGATTTTGAAACCGGCAATGTGTACTATTATGATATGGATAATTACACAGACAACGGCGAGAACATAATCCGCACACTCATTGCGCCAACGATAGGCGATTATTCTGGTAAGTTTCGCTTTGAACGCTTTGATTTGTTGATGGAGACGGGTGTTGCAGGAAATATTGGTGATGCAGGACAAGTCATGCTTTCAATGTCTGATGACAATGGGCACACATGGGGAAATGAACATTGGGCTTCTATTGGTAAACAAGGTTCTTTCGGAACGCGTGTTTTCTGGAATAGGCTCGGCAGTGCATTTTTCAAAGTATTCAAAATTAAAATATCTGCGCGTGTAAAAATAGTTCTTCGCTATGCGGGGATCAGAACATCATGACACTTCCTACAGCACCAGTACAAACAAAGATTGCAGGGATTATTCCGCTTGAATGGAAAAGCTGGTTTAATTTGATTTGCACGAATGTAAATAATTTACTTGGCAGAATGACTACAGCAGAAACTGGGTTAGCTACCGCTCAGACAGACATTAACGCAATTATGTCTGCACTATCGCCAATAGTTCAAGTCTACCACACAACGGCGACCATAGACTTCGGCAACATTGCGGCTGATAGTTTCCTAACTTCTGATGTTGCGCTAGTCGGAACCACAAGAGACAATGCCGATCCTGCCGCTGTTATCGTTATGCCGCAAGCCCCACAAACAGGCGTATTATTTAACGCATACGTTCAGGCGGCAGATAATATACGCATACGCGCAACAAACGTGACACCTTTGGCAATTGACCCTGGAGCAATCACATTTAGCATATTGGTAATAGAGACATGAGCGAGTTTTTTAACTTACCTGCTATTATCACGGAAAAGGTTGATTTATCTGATTATAGCGTTCGTGAGAAGATTGAAATTGTTGAGTGGTATATGAAGAACGCGATAAACAATATCGCTTCTACGCTAGAAATTGATGACCATGTAAAAGATGGTTACTATTTCAGGCAGATGATAATACCTGAAGGCATAGTAGCAATAGGAAAGGTGCATCTTTTTAAACACATTTTTGTTATACTTGATGGAACCTTAGAATTGTCAACTGATGATTTTACGAAAAGAGTAACGGCAGATATTGAGCACCCGTTTGTTGCGGTGATACCAAGCAACAGCAAAAAGATTGTGTACACTCATACAAAATGCGTTCTAGCCACTTTTCATAAAACAGATGGCAAGGATGAAGACAAAGAACAAATACACGAAAGCACGGTCGAAGAGAGTGATTTAACGTGGGTTTCTGAGCTTATGGCTCAACACGGCATAACTGAGGATAGCATAATGAGATTAGATAGAAGTGGTGGTGTGCCATGGTAGGGGCAGCAGTAGCTGGAGCGGCGGCGGCAGTAGCGGCGGCTGGCATTAGCGCTGGCGTGGCATTATCTGGGAAAGCTGATGCTGCAAAAGCAAGTAAAAAAGCAATGCAAGCTGAGGCAGACGCTTTTAATGCTAGTATTTTAAAGCAACTGGAAATGTATGACCTAAGCGCTGCTGAGCTTAAAAATGCGATGCAACTTGTGGAGAAATATCAAACGTCTGCGCGTGATGCCATAGCAAAGAACCAAGCACCATACCAGGCTATAGGATCAATTGGCTTGGCTGGCATGAATTACACAATGGGTAAAAGCACGCTAGAGCCGCCCAAAGAAACACCAGGAGCAAAGCGTTATAAGGCTGCTGTGTCTGACTTTGAGAAGTTAAACAGCGAGATTGACGCTGCGCGTAAGTCTGGTAAGTACAAGTCAGAGGATGCTTTAAAGGCAGCATTTAAGCCGCGTATTGATGAGGCCAAGTCGTTGCTTGCAAAGACTAAAGCAATGACCCCAAAAGAAGCCGACAGATTCGATAAATACAAGCAGGATGTTATCGGCTATCAGCAAGCATTGCAGAAAGAAAAGCAAGATCCGGCTTTCGGTTCGGCTACAAAGTCATATCAACAGGCGACAGGCGACAAGTACCCTGAGTTTAAGCCGTTCGACAAAGAGATTCCAGAGTTCAAGGCTTTTGATCAACCTATACCGAAATGGACACCAACTACAGTTGAGGACATGAAGGCAGACCCTGGTTATCAATTCCGTTTCCAGCAAGGACAAGAAGCAGTTGAAAATAGCGCGGCGGCTCGTGGTTCGCTGTTGGGTGGTAATACACTTCGTGCGCTTAATGAATACGGCCAGGGTTTTGCATCAAACGAGTTCGGAAACGTCAATCAGCGCAGGCAGCAGGATTATGGCAATAAACTTGGCGAGTGGGGCTTAGGCTACGACAAGAACACGGCTGATTGGGAAAATAGGCTTAAAAACTGGGGAACTGATTACCAGAAATACATGAGTGATTATGAGACAGGTACTGGAGCGTATCTTAACAAATACAACATGTATAATCAGGACCGTGATAACCCATATAAAAAATACATGGACTTGATGAATATTGGGCAAGATGCAAATACTAACGTAAATGCAGCCAACACAAACCTTGCCAACATGCTGAGCGGCAATGCGACTAATTACGCTGTTAATATGGCTAATTTGAATACATCATTAGCGGATGCTTATGGCACAAATAGGCATGGTGTAGGACAAGCACAGTCTAATGACGCAGCAAACCAAGGCTATATAAATGTGGCATTGAATAATAGTTTGGGAAAAACAGGAGCGACATTAGCAGATCAAATACCATGGGATAAGATTTTCGCATCTCAAGCTCCTGCAAATAACGCAGCTACACCACAATTAAATAATGCCGTAGCTGGCACGCTTAATAAGTGGATGCCTGCGCCAAAGAAAAGTATTTTCGGATAGGAAAAAAAATGGCAGATTTTAGCAATATACAATTCCCAAACTTGGCTGATATTCTTGCCAATTCTGAAAAAATAAAAGAAGCTCGTGGAGCCAATCAGCGTAACCAATATGTATTAGAGGAGGCGCAAAAGAAACGTGCTACTGCTGGCCGTATGGCTCCTCTTGTAAACGAGGGAAACTTACAAGGAGCAAGCGATGTCGCGGCTCAAGAGGGCGACCTTGAACAAGTTCAGGCTATGCAAGGCGCACAAGCTGCACAGGTGACAGGTCAGCAATCACAAGAAAAAGAACGTCTAAAACGTATTCTTGAGATGGGCGAATATATGGCCCCATCACTGCACGAAATAGCGCAACATACAGACCAGCGAGAAAGAAGCGCTTTAGTTCAAACTTTGGTCGGCGGTGTTTCACAACAAATGGAAGCGCTTAACCCAGGCTGGTCTGAGCAAGTGCTCAATCAGATTGGCGATGGCGACAAGGGGCGTTTGGCTGTTGCTGCTGCGGCTGGGCTAAAGGTTAATGATCAATTAAGGAATGCTTTAGAAGAAAGAAAGCAGGATTTTGCAGAGGGTCCACAATTTGGTCTTGAGCAAGCTAAGTTTGGCGAAGAACAAGCGCAAAATCAGCAACAGAACCAATTCAGGGAGCAGGAACTGGCGCAACAGGGGCAACACTATCAAGCACAGGACGCGGCTGAAGCGCAAAAAGCAGTAGGCGCACAGATGCCAAACATGCTGCAATTAAGGAATCAATATGAAAAACTTCCAGAAGTAGCGACCTATAAGGCAATCCTTCCTATAGTGCAGTCTGTTCGTGAATCAGAAGTCCGCGACACAAAAGCGGCAGATCTTAACATAATTTATGGCTTGGCAAAAGTCATGGACCCTCAGTCTGTAGTAAGGGAATCTGAATCTGCTATGGTGGCAGCAGCCGGATCTCCTGCTGAACAGTACATAGGTTTGTTTAACAGTATTGTTGGCGGCGGTAGATTAAGCGCCGCACAGCGCAAAGAGCTTTTGACAGAATTTAACAGCCGGTTTAAGGGTGCTGAGGATAGCTTTAGAGCTGCAACAGGCGCTTATCAAGGTATCACTCAGAGAGCATTATCAGGACAGCAGCCACAGATTGAAGATGTGATAACTCCTCCTATGCAATTGCAGCCTATGTGGGGAGCACCAGACCAGAATACAGGGGCGCAACCACAACAACAATCAGCATCTCCACCACAATTCGACCAACAAAAACTGATTTACACGGCTAAAAAATACGGAATGACACCAGAACAATTGATTGCAGAGATACAAAAGAAATTAGGAGCGCAATAATGGACGAGAACGATCTGTTTGTTCAGGAAGCGGCGCGTCAGTATGGTGTGCGTCCTGAATTGCTTGGCGCTATGTTTAATCAGGAATCGCGTTTCAATCCGCGCGCTCGGTCAAAGGTTGGAGCTATGGGTGTCGGGCAGCTTATGCCGGGTACCGCTCGAGAATTAGGAGTAACTGACCCCTATAATCCATGGCAAAACATACAGGGAAGCGCAAAGTATTTAAGGCAACAGCTAGACACATTCGGTGGCGACGAAGCCAAGGCGCTTGCTGCTTATAATGCCGGGCCAGGTGCTGTGAAAAAATATGGAGGCATTCCGCCTTACCGTGAAACACAAAATTACGTTAAGAAGATTTTAGGCTCATTGAATCCTATCAGTTCTGCACAGGCTAGCGAACAGCCGTATGCGCCACAGAATGATGACGACATGGACCTATTCAAGCAATACGGAATAGCTCCACCAGTCACGTCTAATGAATCGACACAAGCAAGTCCTCATGACGATGAAATGGATTTATTCAAACAGATGGGCATTGCTCCACCTGTACAATCTGGCGCATTAACGCCAATCGGTAGCGAGCAACCATTAAACCCTGCTGAAATGAGCGCACCGTCAAAGTTTATTGCTGGAGCTGGGATGCCATTTGTTGATTTGTACCAAGGCGCAAAACAACTCGCAAACATTGGCGACCAAGAGCAATTACAGCAAGAAATTGAAGCGAACAAGAGAGCAGAAGAAGGTTTGGGCGGATGGGGGACTGCTGGAGCTGTTACTGGCGCATTTGCTGTACCTACGCCTGCAAGCATACCAAAAGCGATTGGCTTGGCTGGCTTGTCTGGTGCTTTGCAACCTGTAGAGCGTGGAGAAGATGAAACAGGAGCCAGGATAAAATCAGGTCTTGCATCGGCTGCTTTGCCTGCCGCATTGGCTGGGGCTGGTAAAGTAATTAAAGGCTTTACTCCATCAAAAAGCGCTAAAGAATTCATGGATATGGGTGTTCAGCCGACAGTAGGACAGGGCATAAAACAAGGCGCTGTTGGTCGGCAGATCAGAAAGATGGAGGAAGCCAGTACATCAATCCCAGGATTTGGAGCACTAACTGAGCACGCAAGACAACGTGGTGGTAAGGAATGGCTACAAGCGGTATTCAAAAAGGCCGAAGATAAAAACTTAGGAATAACAGCGCAAGACAAGGTTGGGCAAGAAGGTGTTGAGCTGTTGCGAAAGAGCTTTAATAAAGCCTATGACAAGAACTTGAAAGGACATGTTATACCGATACAAACAACATTGCTTGATGATATTGAAAGCACAATAAAAGACCCATCAAGATACCTTGATGATGTTGAGCGGTCATGGGCGGATACATTCGTTGCAAAGCAGTTTGATTCAATAGATATTGATGCAAATAATGCAGCGAAAGCCACAGACTTGCGTAAGATTGAGACAGCCATATCAGAGAAGGCAAGAAAGCTTCATAAGACCGGAGAATCAAAACCTACCGAGCAAGGCGATCTATTAAGCGAGATTGAGGATATAATAAGCCAATACAGGACAAGCTTAATGCCTACTGATGCCGCTAAGAATATTAAAAATATTGATAAGAAATACGCGGCATTTAAACGCATACAAAAAGCTCAATCTGCAATAGGCGCAAAAGAGACAGAAGGATTTACACCAGCGCAATTGAAAAATGCCGCTATGACGATGAGTAGAAACCCAACAGAGCGTTCAGAGGGTCGTGCTTTAATGCAGCGCATGGGGCAGAGAGGGCAAGAAGTTTTTGGACAGACGCTAAACGAATCAGGAACCGCTCCACGATCAATGATGGGGGATATTTTTGGCGGTACTGGAATTCTGGCAGGAGGCGCTTATCTTGGTATGCTACCTAAAGTAATAGGGCTTGGCGCATTAGAAGCGATCGGATCAACAAGACCAGCACAGAAAGCAATGCTTGGCGGCTACAAATGGCAACCTAAAATGTCAGACATGGCTTTAAAACTAGCGCGGCGCGGGGCATTACCGGCGGCATTTTTTGAACAAAGTTTAGAGGAATAAACATGGCAGTCGTATTAAGCCCTATTTTACAAGAAGCGCAATTTGATTCAACTACTGGTGAGTTTCTATCTGGTGGTACTATCACTTGGTATTTGAACAATACGTCAAATCTACAGTCCATATACACGGATGTTGATGGATTCATACCGCACACAAATCCAATTGTACTAAACGCGAGAGGAGAGCCGCCTAGTCAGATATGGCTAACGGATGGCGTCGTTTACAAAGCTGTTTTAAAGGATGCTAATGGGTCAGTAATAACAACATATACCGACATTATTGGCGTTGGAACTAGCTCAGTCACCCAGCAAGAATGGCAATCAACTTCTATCGTGCCGGTATTCGTTGGCGCAACATCATTCACCGTGACTGGAGACAATACGTCGCTATTACATGCAGGTCGCAGGTTAAAACTAACGGTAACAGCCGGTGTTGCATACGCCACAATACGCACGTCAACTTACTCTGCTCCTGATACAACAATCGTTGTTTACAACGATGACATTGCGCTTGATGCCGGTCTATCGGCTTTTCAATACAGCGTTCTTGCCGCCACAAATCCTGCAATTCCTGGCAATCTTAACGCGCAGATGGGGAATGTGTTTCGGCGCAATTTGTTCGATAATGGCGATTTTGATATTTGGTGGCATGGCACGTCATTTTCTGTAGAGGGAATAACCGCAGACAGATGGAGGCTTATTGAGACCGGAGCAGCGGCATCGCCTGTCACAGATAAAGTTGCTTTTGGACCTGGCAGTGTTCAAATAAACGAAGGCCCGTGGCAGCCTGAGAATTACATACAAATTGACATATCCGCTGGCGCCGCTGCTGGGGACTTCCATCGATTTAACCAACGTATTGAAAACGTCTATACTTTAAATGGGCAGGATGCTGTTATAACCTTTTGGGGCCGTGTTGCTGCCGGTACTGCAAATTTAACAGTTGAGCTTACACAGGACTTCGGAACTGGAGGAGCGCCAAGCGCCGGTGTAACAGGAATAGGTGTCTATCAACACACGCTAACTACAACATGGCAAAAGTTTGTATCTCCTGTGTATATCCCATCCATTTCAGGCAAAACACTAGGAACTGATCTAAACTCAGCTCTGGTGTGTAATTTCTGGCTTGAGGCTGGAACAAACTTCGACGCAAGGACAGATTCAATAGGACACCAAACAGCAATATTTCGTCTCGCTCGTTTTCAGATGGAATATGGCACAATCCCGTCAATGTTTGATAAGCGAGGAATTTATGAAGAAACAATCGCATGTGGGCGTTTCTTCAGAAAGTCATTCCCTGCTAATGTGGCTCCCGCTGAAGGCGCTGGAGCTACTGGTTCGTTGCGAGGAATAGCGACCATTGCTGGTGCTAATATGAATTACTTTCAAGATATTCGTTTTGATCCACCCATGATAAGAGCAGGCGTTCTTACATTCTACAATCACACTGGACCAGGAGCCGAGGCGCGTAACGATACAGATGGCGTAGATTGCACAGGTACGAGCGGAACAGCGACAAGCGATTCCTTAAAATGGCAATGCACGGGTAACGTTGCGAACAGTGTTGGTGATAGAATAGGTGTACATTACACAATAGATGCGGAGTTATAATGAACCTAGCTTATATAATTTTAGCTGCCCTGTTCGGGCAGTATTCACATTATTACGTGCGCTGGAAACAAGGGCGTACTACAAGCAGCTTTAAAGACTATATGCTGCAAGAGTGGCCTGGCACTATACAATCGCTTGGAGCAAGCGTTATGGCGTGTATCGGTGTTTATATTGCCTTGCCAGAAGCTATTGAAACCAAAGCATTGCTAGGCATAATCTATGGCGCGTATATGTCTGCATACACATTTGACAGCGCTTTGAATCGTGACCCTAACCTTTCCGTTCCGGTACAAAAACATGAAGAAAATATTACCGCACCTCGCCCAGGCGTTCCAAAAAACATTAATGATATCCTTAGCGACGACCGTGCTTTGTAGTTGTCAGCCTGCATTGGTGAATTTTCCAGATTGCCCGCCCGTTGCAAAGCTGGAGATGCCACCGCCTATCCCTGACAATATGGCAATTGAGATTGAAGAAGGGCGCATAGTGAAGATTGATGATAACGGCGCTAATATGATCCGCTTCTATCACGACGTACGCAAAGCCATCAAAAATCAATGACTGGCTTGTAGCCTGAAGGCTACAATAATTGACGAAGAGTACGCAAGCCATGGAATAGACTATAATTATGCCCTGATTTATCTGGACTGTAAGACATGAATAATTTACCACATGGCGAAAGAAGAAGGGCAAGGCTTGAAGATCAATATGAACATGAACGGCAGAGGGAACTGGTAAAAGATACCGTTAAAGAGACTCTGCTTTCTCTTGGGCTTGAGATTGACGACCCAATCAAAATGCAGAAAGACTTCCAGCATTTAAGGGATTGGCGTGAAGCATCGGAAAGTTTAAAGTCACATGGGCTTACTACTCTAGTAGGGATATTGCTTGCTGGTATGCTTGGGGCAATATGGATGGGAATTAAAAACGTGCTTGGGTATCACAATTGAAAAATATTAATCCGTTGTGGCTTTTTTACATGCTGATAATCATCATCATATCCTTTTCAATCTATCTATTTTTTACGATAGACTTATTTTTTTATGTTAATCGAGAATGCCTAAACTTATACAGAAAAATATCCTAATTTTACTTCTTGCACTATCGCTACCAATAAGCGAAGCGGCTGTTAAAATATCAAAGATTAACGTAAAAAATACAACTGGATTTTACGTTAATGCAACCACAGATTATCCGTCACATATGCGAGTGCAGTATGGGCTGTCACCAGGAGCATTGAAAAGTTCTGTGTATGATTTTGTGTATAAAAAATCGCACACGGTAAATATTGAAGGTCTTAATTTTGGCACAAAATATTATTATCAGATTTTTGTGTCAGGGCGTACTGGTGCAACTGCAAAAACAAAAGTTCTTAATTACATAACTGAGAAAAAATGAACGCAAATAGAAAAGCTTTTCTTGATATGCTTTCGCATAGCGAAGGTACAGACAGATTCGGTGATGAGAATGGATATAATGTAGTTGTCGGTGGAACGCTGTTTAACGACTATTCTAAACATCCTAAAATCAAAGTATATTTCCCGAAGTTAAAAATTTACAGCACAGCTGCAGGACGCTATCAATTATTGCACAGATACTGGGTGGCATACTGCAAACAACTTGGACTTAATGACTTCTCGCCTATAACTCAAGATTTAATCGCTTTACAACAGATTAAAGAGTGCAAGGCGCTTGATGACATTGATGCTGGTAGATTTGATATTGCTGTTCATAAATGCCGAAGGATTTGGGCTTCTTTGCCAGGAGCTGGGTACGGGCAGCATGAAAATAAGATTGAACCATTGAGGACGGCTTTTATTGAAGCTGGCGGTAAATTGGCATAAAAAAAGGGGCTCATTGAGCCCCTTTCTCATTTATTCGTCGCCCTTCGTATAAAAGACAATCTTTGCCTTGCAAGTGCGCTGAACACCTTCGAAGTTTCTGCATCCCAATATCAAATCAGGATCGTCAACATCGATGCTTTCCAAGGCAGAGCAATCACGGCTTATTGACTCGACGTAAACTCCGGCAATGGATGCTTTAAGCTGCATATTCTGCTTTCTTAGCTCGTCAACCAGACAAACCTTAATCGCTCTTACGCCACCAGGTAACGGCAGGATCTGGCCACCGATTGAGTTGTTGGCAGGCACAACGATGTCATATTTTATGATGTTTTGTGTTAATGGTGGATTGGCAAATGCCATACTTGCGAATAGTGATAATGTTGCTATGTAAAATATATTCTTCATTTTGTTTTTCCTATTAAGTTAAAGTGATCCGCATCTGCGGGCACTTAGAAGCATTCAGGGATGAATGCGACCCCCAAGTGAGATCGCGTATGTTTTTCTTAGCGTCGAGCGCGAGGGCCTATTTAATCAGCATCCGCTTTCCTACTTAAATTAATCTTTGTCAATTTTCTACGTTTTAAGTAGTCCATTGCAGAATCACATAGTTTGTTGTTTTCGTTGGATTTTCTTAGCTCTTGGACTAATCGCTTAGTCAAATATGCCAAGTCGTCCACTATTTTTCCTAATTCAGCATAGTCTTTAGCAGCATCTACGCAGCTTTGGCACTCTGGAATTTCATTTGAGCCATCAATCATCCAATCTGGTACGTCATTCATAAATATCCCCTAAAACTCAACAATAGAAATCACGGCTGGTTTGCCTGGAGCAATCCCGACGTGATGGAAAGCGGATTCATTAATTGTACCTGTTAAAGGACTTGCTGCAATATGTAATTTTTTCATTTCTTGTAATGAATTATTTATGTTTTAAGTCAAAAAGCTCTGAAGCACACGATTCGTGTATTTTTATTAATGTCTCTTTTTCCTTTCTTAATATAGCAAGTTCAGTTCTAAGCCTATTGTTTTCATCTTGCAATTCATCCCAAGATTCTGAACTGTATGGGCTATCGTTTTTTTCATGCTCCAAAAAAGAGCATAAATTATGAAGTCGCTCAGATGCAGTTAATTTTTCTTTCATTTGTTATTTCTTATAATGAATCCACAAACGCGCCCGGCAATAAGCCCACGTATCACCGAAGTTTTTACACTCAAGATTTCCGATGATGTTGTGGTGCATGTGTACGTCATTCTCAGGAGTGAATGATTGATAGACGCATCTATCACCTTTACTGCCAACAAGACTATTAAAATAGTATTGATGCGGCATGTTGACTTGGTCGTCTACATTGTTTACCCAGCCCTGTAAAAGCAATTGTTCTGTAAATGGGTTATAGTCAGGATGGTTAAGATCGTTTGTTGATCCAGGAAGCAAACACAAGCCAGCACCAGTCCAAACGTGTGTCGGGTCCGTGTCTCTGGGCAATGGCACTGGATTAATAACTTTGGTTGAGTGTGGGGCTACCCATTCGCTTATCTCAACACGGAATACGAATGTGTGTTGATCTCCGGCGAAAGCGTTAAACGATAATAAAAATAATGCGGCTGTAAATAGTTTTTTCATTTTGTTTCCCAAAAATAGTTTTTTAAATGCAATGGTTTTGTTTGGTATTGTTGACGCTGCTGTAATTGATACTGCCTTTCTTGAATCTGCAATTGCCTGTTTTGTATTTCTATAAGCCTCCTCTGATTTGTTAATTGTTGTTGTTGATAAATATAATCCTGCATGACGGGCTCTGCCCATCCTTCGAACTCGTCAGAAAGTGCTGTGTTTGCCGTTATTAATAGAGCGGCTGCTATGATGATTTTTCGCATACTGATATTTTTACCTTTACTGGTTCAACGCCTTCACGTTCAAGTCTTTCTGCTTCTTTATTTATTAATTCTTCCAGCTCTTCTAATGTAATTTTGCAGTAGATAGCTGCATCAATAACTTCAACAAGATTGTTATAAATTATTTTCTTTTGAACTTCCTTGAGTTCTGGCAATAAAAACACTTTTCCTTGTGTGTTTTTTCTTGATTCGAACAGTTCTTTAAATTTCATTTCCAAATCCTCATTTGTTTCGTAAAAGTATTTAACTTTATGCGTTCGCAAAAACTCCCACTTTTCTTGCCGAATCTTTGCGTCAGGTTCAGACTGTGCTGAATAATGACATTCGCCATTATGAAAAAAGGAGTATTTATTAATCATGGTGATTATTGATGTGCACTATGTTCTGTATTCGTTTTGTCTTCTTGTAATACTTGTAAATGAAAAATACAAGAATTGCAGCGTTGAACGATATCAACATCATTAAATAAACATTCATTTCCTATTGGCCTTTTTTATTGACGCTCTAACAAAGCTCATATGAGCATGTTTGTTTGCTTTTTGAGTCAATCCTTTGCCTTTTCCTCTTGAGAAATAAGTAGGAATTGCTGCAAGCATCTTTTGTCTTTCTTCATAGTTTGTTGATGTTAATGCAGGTACAGCAGATAATAATGACATTATCATATGCAATCTTTTAAATGGTTGTTGTTTTGTGTTCATTTTTTAATCCTGTGTTGGTCTGGTTAATTTTTCTTCTTCAATTGCAATCTGTTCGGCTTGCCATCGGATGGCGCTGTTTATGAAAACGTTTATTGGTTGATACCTATCTTTAAAATCATAATCTACAGCTCTTTTAATAACCGCATATAAGCATTCAGCTATATCTTCATGTTCACCTTTTTTTATTTCCTGCAAAAATGCTATTAGAGAATCAAGTACGCCTGTTGCATCATCCTCAAAATCAGCTATGATCTTTTTTTCAATTCTGTCAGCTTCTTCACTTAACGTAAGCATAAATACCATCCTTAAAGTAGGTTGCTTTTTTCAAAAGCGGCTCGTAGTCATGTAACGTCCATCCTGCTGCTTCAAGTTCTTTACATCTTTGTTCAAATGCTTTTTTAGTCATATCGCTCTCCTTTATTTAAAGTGTGAACATATCTTACCAATAATTTAAAAAAATGCAATATATTTTTTATTTATTTAAGATGTTACCTTGCTCAACAAAGCGCAATATCTTTGTTTTAGCAGCCTCAAACCCTTCACACAGCAAATAAGTTTGGCCAATGCTGTTTATGTACGACTCAAACTCTTTCTGATTATCCGACTGCACACCACCTTTCTCACGTTTCATCTCTACCCAACACAACCATTCAGGTATAAATAAATCAGCAGCGCCAGGATGCAATCCTTCAAGCAATTGTTCTGTTCGTTCTCGTGGAGTACGGTGACCACCATTGCGTATAGACATAATCACTACACCAGGATAGGTCTTTTTAAACCATGCAACAAAATCGCACTGCTCTCTAAACTCTGTTGGTATAGGCTCTTTTTTCTTATGCGTGGCCGCCTTGTATTGCTCTTGATCTAAAATAGCGTCACGGTCAATATTCAAAGCCAAATAGCCATTAATAGCGATTGTCCTATCCTTTTTGCACATGTTTTGCTCCTTCAGGTGCTTGTGCATTTCTTCGGTGAATACTGCATCACTTATTTGATTAACCACGATATTTTCCTTCTGGATCAAAATAGCCATACGCCCAATAGCCAATCATGTCGCCATTCCTGTCGTAATACGCTATTTCGCATGGATATCCGTTTATTGTATCAACGGTGCGCTTAGTTATTTTTCCAAACCGGATAAAAAGATAAATCTTTTTTATTATGCTCATACATTCAACGCCCTAACATACTCTTCCGATGCGCCATTGTGCGGCTCCCAATCAAGCCAAATCCCATTTTTTGAATTTCTTTCACCACCGCATATTACATCAGCAAGGAAAAAAGCTATTTCCTTATCAGAGCACTTAACACCATCGCACCATGCTTTCAAATAGTCCGACCGTTCGCCGTGCTCTTCTTCTGTTTTTGAATTGTTAAGATGCGTTACCAGTTCAATGTATTTATTTGTTGCTTTCATATGTCTTTCCTTGTAAAGCTTAGCAATGCATCAATGTGTTTTTGCGCTGCTTCTTTTGTTAAATGTACCAATCCATGCGAAAACCTTTCACAATCCATACTACTTCCAGTCCATTGTATAGGGCCAAGCTGCTCTCCTAGCCTTGCATAATAAATCATTGCTCCTATACCTGGCCTTTTTCTCAACGGCTCTGGGACTTCAAAACCGTTTATGTTTATGGTTTTTTGTTTGCGCCTGTATTGAACTTCTTTTATCCATCTAGGATGGTCGAATCTTGTTTTCCAACATTCGTCATGTTCATCTTTACTCTCCCACAAAAGCCAAGGCTTATCATTATTCATTGCGTCTTCAGCATATTGCATCATTAAATCAGCGTGTATGTGTTTCATATAATCACAACCCCTGTCTCTTCAAATTTCTCCAGGTCTTTTAATGCCTGCTCGTACCCATCGTTGTATGCCGCTTCGACAGCAGCATTGAATGTGCGGTATTTGTGGTAATATTTTTCTTTCTGTATTTCTGTTAATTCGATCATTTTTGCTTCTCCAATCTGTTCAAAAAATCTTCCCGCTCTTCTGGACGTATGTCTTTGTAATATCGTTCATCAAACCCCAAGCGATAAAGAGTACATTCCCACACGGCGTCTGTTATGTAGTCTGAACTATTCGGAATTTCCGTATTGTTCGATTTAGATTGGCTTTGCGCCAGTGCTTGTATGATGTCCATTTTCTAAATATCTCTTTCTCTATGTATCGCATTCGTTAGTTCTATGCCAAATCCTTCTCTGTCTGGATCAGGTATAGAACACATTTGATCTTTTCTTGCTCCGCAGATAGGACATTTTTTTAGATCAGTTGTGTCAGTTATCGGTATTAGTTTGTTATCTTCCATTATTTTCCCCAAAAAAAAGGCCGTACTTCCAGCCCGTAGTACCAGTACGGGTCAAAAATACAGCCAATTATTTTCATTAGATTTAGGTCCTGGTACGGCGCACATCTAATGAATGTGTATTTTATCATATCCACTAACTTAAAATAAGCTAATTTATAATGTATTCAATAACGTTTATAAAACGTCCGTTACGAACTGTAACAACGCCCGTTATTTTTCTGAAAAATGTATCGTAGTAGTCATTAAGAAGGAATAGAACGTTCTTAACATTTGCGCCACCTTCGAATTGCTGCAATTTTCGCCAATCTCCCCGCGGGTTCTTCATTAAACGCTTTATCTTTGCTATTGCCAACCCACCAGCAGAACCGCTACTGTCCAACATAATATAGTCCGCACAAATCAATTCATCCATGCCGTTGTAATCTTTCGCAAAGAACTCGATCTTAATCATTTCACGTTCTTCTTTTGTGTGCATGCTAAAGCATACATTATCGACCGCATAAGTGATTTTGCTTTGTTCTTGCTTCTCATGCAAAGCTTGAGCCTTGGTGCGCATGGTGTATTTACCTTCTTCGTTCAAATCGGTAATGAACTCTGCTTCACATTCCTTACACTTATTTGCGCTCAATAAGTTTGGCTCTCCACATTCAAGACACAACTTCTTAGGTGCATCTCCTGGCCGTGCTTTTACCTTTGGTACGATAATATTCTCAATACCGCCAGTGGTTAAGCGCTCCAGGTTCGTGCCATAATCAATCAAATAACCACACTCTTTATCATCATGCGGCCGTATGACTCGCCCGACCATTTGCACCAATAGACCAGGACTTATAGTTGCTCTAAGCAAAACCACGCAATCAAGCGCCCTATGGTCGAAACCCTCGGCCAATATGTCTACATTGATAATGTAACGGTTTCCTGATCCGTTCTTTATCCAGTCTACCGCCGCCTTGCGCTGTGCTTTAGTGCAATAAGCCTCATCCCCACAGACAATGCGCATTGTTTCAGTCTCTCCCCACTGTTCGAGGATATGCTGTGCATTTTTAAGGCTTGAGGCGAATATAATCGCAGTTCGTATGTTGTTTTTAATAAACTGATTGCGCATATCGCGAACAGCGTCTTCAATAATCGCGTCAAATTTCACCCCCATTTCAGTTTTGTTGTAATCTTCACCCGACACACGCAGTCCTGATAAATCTGCATGCACTGGCGTGTTAAGCGTGTGGATGTGCGACAGGTAACCTGCTTCAATTAACGCTTTTATTCCAGGTTCAACAGACGTGTCATAGACTTTATGCGTAAAGAAAGGCAACGCTTTGTGGCTCTTTTCGTGCAGCTCGCCCTGGTCCAGGCGGTAACCGGTGCCGGTTAATCCGCCAACTTTCATTGCTGGATTTATACGTAACAGGCTAGTTATTATTTTTTGTATTGTCCCAGGCTTTTGATCTGGATGCCGCCAGTGAAGCCTATGGCACTCGTCCACGATAACACGATCAAATTTGCCACTGGTGGCACGCAAACTAACAAAGCTGGTAGACATAGCTATTACCGCTTGTTTGTGGTTCTGGCGCTTGTTAAGCTGCCCGCAAACGATGCCAAGCGATGTTCTATTGTCCATATATTCAAAAGCCTCTTGATAATTTTGCTGTACCAATTCCAATCGCGGAACTAGACACAAAACACGCTCGCCAGCATTAACGTATCTGTTCATAAGCGCGGCAGCTATTAGGCTCTTTCCCAAACCAGTCATAATGCTAGCATAGGGGCGCTCCCCACGCGCCCAGCTTTTTGCAATTTCTTGGCATGCTTGTTGCTGATAAGGTCGTAGTGTTTTTTTCATTTTAAAGCCATTTCATCAAGAGCTCTTCTCAATGCTGGCTCTATTTTGTCAAAAATGCTATAAACCTTTAAATCATATTCACATTGATCTTCAACATTAAATAAAGCAAGCTTAGGATTTGCATTAGGAAGCGGCATCCACGCATAAGGATGAGTAAAATATACTTTTACGCTTGGATCATCGCTGTATATAATTTCGTCTATTTTGTCATGAATTTCCTCTGTTATTTTTTCCCCTATTTTTTCGCAAATTGCATCTTCAATTATAGAAACAATGCAATCTCTTCGCTCTGTTATATCTATCCCATTTATTGATAATAAAAAATCATGTGTTATTCCATCGAATAAACAAATCTGCATATTTCCAAGAATATCAGAAACAAGAACCTGAACATTTTGATGCGGCCATGTTGTAGTGTCTGAATAATCAAACTCTGTCCACTTCATTATTTTTTTTGACGTTTCCATCACAAAATCCTCAAAGATTCCCTGCGTTCCAAAATAACACCTGGGAACTCTGACAGTTCGACAATAGCCACATCCGGCGAAAGCTTCTTAGCCTCTGCATCATAAATCGACAAACGAAGCTTATCCGTCAAAGCCTTTTTGTCTATTTCTTTCACTTCCTTTATTTCGACAAATCCTTCCGGCAATTTGTCAGGATTAAAGTTTTCACTGAACACTAGGGCGCCAGGAGTAAGGCCATGTGAGACTTTGAACTGATTACAATCAAACTTATCTATTTTAAAGTCAACCATCAGCGATAACACATGCTTTCTTATCCACTCAGCTCTTGATTCTTTCCGCTTTATATTTTTGTCGTGAGATTCGACTGCCATTTTTTTCTTCATTTTGGCAATGTCTAGCTCTGCATCTGATTCTTTTAACAACGGAACCCAAAAATCAAGCTTTGATTCAATTCCTTTAATTATTAAATTTAATTTTGTTAATTCTTCTTTTATTTCTTCTTCTGTCTCACACCATGATAGTGCTTCTAAAACGGTTTCCTGCTCTTTTTTAAGCTCGTATATTCTCATTATATTTCTCAAATGTTAATGCACGTCCGTGTGCATGTGGGTTATTGCTCAGAACGGAATTGAGTCAAAGTCGTTATCAATCGGTGATTTAAAAAAATCAACAACAGGCTTATTCTCAGCATTTGTAGCCTGTTTGATGATATGAGCATCTTCAACACGATTACGCACAGCATCCAAACCCGACAAGTACCGCTCAATTGCAACAGGTTCTTGCCCATTGATGAACTCAGAAGCCGAATGGCCATCAGGTGAACAGAATTGCAGAAATTCAGGTCTGCATACTTTTTCGCCTATTGGAGAATCGCCCCATACTCCGCCAATATTGACTTGCTTTACTGACTCAACCATCTGGAACACAGCTCCAATAGACTGTCCGACCAGATCATGATAGATGCGCTTTTTTGTCTCAACATCCTGGCGTAGATCAAAATCGTACACTTTAACAACGCCCGGCTTAGCGTCAAGGGAATCCAACTCAAGAAGCACCATAAGATCATTAATCTGCCCAATAGCAGGAAGGTCCCTTCCATTTTTATCAACTGATAACCCTTTACCAGACAAATGCCATAAGTCTATTGTTGCGTATTGTCCTGTATCTGCCACTACATCAAGATGTATAGCCATTGCTTCACTTGAAAGCGATTTTCGTTCATAAGCTTTGACTATGGTGCATGGATAAATCCCAGTTTCCTTGATAGCACCTGCGCTAAAACTTCTTACCTTTGAAATATCTTTCTTAAATGTTGTCATTTTATTTTCTCTTTATATTGTGTTGAAGGGATGTAATTCTCTTTTTGCAGTTATATAGGCTTCATGGGCTTCTTCTTTTGTTTCAAAATATCCAAGATGAATAGGCTTATAATCTACTCTTATGCTTGCCTTATATTTACATGACCTTTTATCTAGTTGAACTCCTAAAATACCGCTTGATTTGTTGTTTCTATTAGCAACAATCTTATTTTGCTGGTTTTGAGTATTTGTTGCTTCTCTTAGGTTTTTAATCCAGTTATGGTGTTTTACAGTATCTTTATGGTCAATTTGGTTTTCAGGCCATTTTCCATAAACATAAAGCCATGCAAGTCGATGAGCTTGGTATCTTTTTCTGTTAATAGCTATTGATATATATCCTTTCTTTAATATAGTTCCAGCAATATCTCCAATATTAACGCTTTGACGTGGCTTTATTTTCCATTTAAATACACCTGTTAATTGATCATAGTACAAAAGCTCTTTCAATTTTTCCTGTGTTAATTCTTCTTTCATAAATTTCATACATAAAAAAAGCCTCACTTAAATTACGTTCGGAAGGAGCGACAATTATGCTCAACGTAAAAAAATGAAGCTTTGTTTAAATTGTCTTTTAATGGCTTCCGACCACACAATAATTATATCACTTTTTCAAATCTCTCCACAAGTTTTTACTGGTTTCATCATCTCCAAAATCAATAACATAGCTGTCTTTTACGTTAGTCATTATTTCAGTTCTAACGCCAGCGTAAAAAGCACTTGTTTCTCTTGTATAAACGACAACGTCAGGGTTTTGATTTGTATCAGCCACTGTTTTTGCCGCTCCAAACGCATTTTGCTTTTTCTTGGTATGAACTTCTGATTGCATAAACAGTATTGCGTCCGCTTTAGCACTTAATAGTGAAGGAACACTAAGACGACCAAATTCAGCCATATCTATTGAATGTTTTTTAAACTCATCCCCTTGTGTGTCTCTAACTGTTTTCTCTCTACTATGAGCTATTAAGACAACGTCTAACCCACGTTTATGCAGATATTTTAAGGCTGTAAAAAACCTTATTTCATAGATAGATAAAAGCTTTCCGTAACCCTCACCAAAATTGTAACATTGTAACGATTTAGCATCTATGTATGAATCTCCTTTTTTTACTTTCGGATTTTCAACCAGTATTGTTTCAGTAAAAAGCTTATCTAAGAACATTCCCGAGTCCAATACTATGGTTTTATAGTCGTGCCCTGGCTTGGTAAACTTCCTAAGCATTGAGAAAAACTCTTCTGTATCTTTTGGCATATATATTTCACCATCCTTGGTAAATTTTCCAACTCCACTTATTTTCTCAACTCCCTTTTCTACAGCAATGTAGAAAGGTTTTTCAGCGTGTCTACATAACCACGATTTACCAACTTTAGGCGGGCCATACAAAATAATAAACGAAGGTCCATTAACAGCTTCTTCTGTTATTTCAAGACCGTCTAGGAAGTCACTCATTTCTCCTCCCTGGCCAACTTTTCCTCAATAGCTCTTTCAATAAACCACGACAGATTACCGCCATTGTTCTTCACAAACTCCAACACGCGAGTGTGTAGCTCTTTGTCAATATTTGCGGCAATGTACCGCTTTTTTTTCTCTTTCATTTTATTTGCTCCTTACCTGTAGTTGGATTTATTTGTATATGAGGAACAAGCCCCCAATGACTATATTCCCCAATGCATTGCATCACTCTCCTTCCTGCTAGCGTAATACCGTCATCATCAGTAATGCTTTGCATTTGGAATGGAAAATGAAAATCTGCAATTTCATCAAGATGATTATAAAATCGTGCTTGTTCTTCTGAATTCATTTCCCAGAACGCTTCTGCTAACATTTCAGGAGTTAAGCAATCTAACTCTATATCTTTGTTTATTATTATACTCATTTTTGTTTCCAATTAATTTACCGTGAAACAAATTATACAGATATTTTTTTAAAATACAATATTTATTTTAACAAATAACTCCTTCCACTATTAAACAAAATAAACTTTGCCGCCATTCCAGTTATCACCATGCGCTTTTCTTTCTTTGGCCGTTGCTTTATGTCATACAATTGCTCCTCAGACCACAGCATGTTCCACTTACCACGTTCATTAATAATGCGCCTATGTGGTTCTGGCAATTCGCCGTATTTGCGCATTGATAATAACGTTGACTTAGGAATATTGAGTAAAAACTCAATATCGTCAATCGTGTATTCGTTTGCCTTTTTTGGTATACGAGCGTCTATGTATAACTGCGGGTCAATTCCTTTTCTGTAGGCTGTAAGTGCAGGTGTTCCGTATAGACCTGTTAGTTTTTTGTATTCACTTAGTGTCATTTTGGTAGCTCCGGTTTGTGCATCCAGTAAGTTATTTCACAATTGGCCGGGTGATCATCATAATAGCTTGTTAAATACCAGCCTTCGGCTGCTATTTCTAACCAGTCATGTGGATACCATGATCCAATTGCTATATTACGAAAGCCGCAATCTTCTGTAACGACCAATACTTCTATTCCTGCCGATGGTTTTTCGGTGTTTGCGTCTGTCCAGTTATTTTTTTCATTTAAAGCCTCTTCCGCTATTTTTTGCGCTTGGTTAAAGCAATCAGCCTCGCCCCATTCGTTGTAGCCTTCGCGGCTATCATAGTTAGGGTCCAGGTTAGCTATCCTTTGCAATGCGTTTTTCATTCTGTGTATTTCTTGTTCAATCTCAATATTATCAACAGATTTGTAAAAGTCTTTTTGTTCAATAACTTTTGTCTTAATTTCGCCGTTTTCGTCCAGATATACTTTTGTGATTGTGTTCATAATTTTCTCATGTTTTGTTTTGAGTGATTGCAATTGTAGTAATTTTATTTATAATGTCAATACTTTTTCAACAATGAGACAATAAAATGGAACACTTCGAAATAAGACAGCAAGTAAAAACAGTGGAAAAATCATGGCTTGAGACAATCCACTCATCTCAAAGCCATAGAATCTTAAAAATTACTTACGATAATCTGGTTAAAAATAACCCTAATGAATACTTTGAGTTTGTAAAAGTTGTTCATGATGAAATATGTTTAGAATTTACTGCGAAAATGGAAGGTTAAAAATGAATGTAAAAGCAAAAAAACAAGAGCAAGAACACAACCTGAACATGAAATTACCCGTGTCACTTGACCGCGTTTTGCAGGACCTTGCAGACAGAAAATTTACCAGCAAGAGCGCGATTATTCGTGACTTAATCAGGATTGAGGCAGAGAAGGTGGGGTTATGAATATATTAAGTTTTGGCGGTGGTGTGCAATCAACTGCACTGGCAATATTGGCGGCAGATAAAAAAATAGATGTTGATGCGATAGTGTTTTGTGATACCGGATTTGAGCAGACAATAGTTTTCGATTTTTTAAATCGTTTTACTATACCAATGCTGCATGTTGCAAAAATACCTTTTTTTATTGCAAAAGCGGAGGATTATGCTGGAAAGTATTTTGCAAATTTAGAATTGCCGCCGTTTTTTAATAATGACGGTGGTGAAGTTGGAAGAAGTCCAGCGTTCTGCTCTTCAAAATGGAAGTGTGAAGTTTTTACTAGATTTGTAAATGAACATTACAAAGAAAAGTCCTATCACGTTTTAATGGGCTTTAGCACTGACGAAAAACACCGCGCCGCGCGTATGAAATCAACTAAAAAATGGCAATATAAGTTTCCGTTGCTTGATCTTCAATTATCACGATCACATTGCATTTCAATCATAGAAAATAAATTCAATGCACCACCGCCAAGGTCGAGCTGCTTCTATTGTCCAAACCATACGCGCGAGGAATGGCGTTCCGTTATGCAGGGACCTGATCGTGATATTTTAATTAAATTTGATGATTCGTTAAGACAACGAGGCAAGTTTTTAACCCACGATTGTTTGCCTATAAAAGAGGTTGATTTTGACGACAAAAACGAAAGTATTTTTAGTCGTCTGTGTTCAGGAGGTTGTTTTTTATGAGCATGAAATATATTAGAGACACGTATGGAGTACCGGCTAAACGAGGTGGCAGGATAGTTTTTACAAACGGCATAGGACAAAAAATGTATGGGGTTATTACTAGCGCACCAGGAGCCAATATAAAAGTCAGATTTGATGGGCATGAATATGGTTCATTACTTCACCCAACATGGCACATTGAGTATTTATGAACATTGAACAATTCTTAAGCAAGCTGGACAAAGTAAGGGCGCGTGGACATAACAAATGGATTGCCCTGTGTCCGGTCCACGATGACAAAACTCCTAGCCTGGCGATTAGCCTGGCGGAAGGTGACAGGCTTTTATTTCATTGCTTCGGTTGCGGTGCAAATGGTATTGAAATTTGTAATGCGCTTGGCATTGATGCAAGCGAGCTATTCCCACCAACAGATAAGACACATAAGCGCGAACGCGTACCATTCCCAGCAGATCAAATATTGGCAGCATTGGCCCAGGAAGCAACGATTTTGGAGTTGGCTGCCAATGATATGGCTCACGGGAAATCGGTTGATGAGCAGCGCGTAGCGTTGGCACGTGAGCGCATTACAACGGCGGTATCTTATGGCAAGAATTGAAGCAGAAATAAAAGAGTACGAAAGGAAGGTTGCCGGCGGTGTGGCTTTTTTGGATGCGCATAAGCGTGAATATGTGGAAGAGGAGGAAGATAGTAGAGAATGGATGAACGCAGATGATATGGCAGATAATGCCACTGCTCCTGTTTATTTGATTGATGCCATTATTGAGTCTAAAACAAATGGCTTGATTGCCGGATCATCACAGTCTTTCAAGTCGTTTTGCGTTCTCAAGATGGCTCATTCAATATGCACTGGCAATGACTTTTTTGGGCATGATGTTTTTACTACTGGCAAAGTTTTGTATGTATGTGGAGAGGGTATAGGTGCGCTTGGTAGAAGGATAAAGGCGTTAAAAATAGTTGAAGGCGGTTTTAATGATAACTTTTTTGTTCTTAGCAAGCCTTTGTTTATCGACAACATAGCTGAAATGGCATGGCTAAAAGAACAGATTGATAAAATCAATCCTGTTTTAGTGGTTTTTGACACCTTTTCATCTCTGGCAACAAGTACACAGGAAAATGTTAATGATGAAGTGGCCAGGGTTTTGCGTATGGTATCTGATTGCTGCATTGAATCAGGAGCAAGTTCTATTGTTGTTCATCACTATGGTAAAGATGCCGACAAGGGAACTAGGGGTGCAAGTGCATTTGGTGCTAACGTGGATTTCGAGTTATCCATGAAAAGAGTTACGGACACAATGTGCGCAGTTTTAGGGTGCAAAAAAACAAAAGACGGGGACTTCTTCGCAGATATTGAAATAACGGCTCACATCGTAGATTTGGGTCTAGTACGGCAAAACGGGAAGTCTGCAACATCGTTGGTTTTGAAAGCTGGTAATGGATTAGAAGCATTAACGGAAAGGCAGAATATTGCTTATGATGGGATAAGGGACCTGGTTTCAATGGCTGGATTTGAGTATGACGATAAGTTATGTATTTCTGAAAACATGATTAAATCACTCTTCAATGACTTGTTTATACATGAGGGAAAAAACAGATATGGAATCTTTGCACGGGTGATTCCATCGCTGTTGAAAAAGGGACTTTTGCATGAAAGAAATTCGCATTACTGGCTGTAATATGTTAGTATGTAATATCATTAACCCATAGGATTTAAAAATGAATACGATAGATGAAATAAAAGCACTGAGAAAGATACCAACAAAGTCTTCAAAATATGTCGGCGTGGTATGGCATAAATACGCAAAAAAATGGATGGCACAAATAAATATAAACAAAAAGAAAGTATGCCTTGGTTACTTTTCCGACGAACTTGAAGCACACGAAATATATAAAAAAGCATGTGCAATACGTGAAAAAAACAAAGTCCAACTTACACGGTGAAATATAGCAAATTCGGGGCATGTTACCTACTTACACTACTCCCCCTAAGGGGGGGTGTGTAAGTAAGTTCCATCAATGCCAATCTTACCTGCTTACATAGTGCTACTTACATATGTAAGTTGTGCAAAATAACTTATAAAATAAATAAAAAATTATTTGACAAATAAAAGAGAAAGGAGGACAATTTGTTCCAAGCCAACAAAAGAGGCTAGATCGACCACCAACCAATTAGGGGTCGGCATTAACCAGGAGAACGAAATGAAAGCCTTCACAAGAAAAGAAATAACATTCAAAGCCCGCCAACCTGGTTTCATCATGGACCGGTCAGAAATGGCAAAGCGTCGCACAAAGAACTACGGAGAGTTCAGCAAAGTGGTTTTGATAATGTTTAGGAAAGGGGAATTGAAATGAAATACAACATCTACAAAGACGGCCAACTTGTCCGCAGCTTCGTAACACAGGAAACCATCATTAAACAGTTCCGTGTTGATACCTGGGAAGAAGCGAAGGAGTTTGCAAATAACAACGGTTATGTTTTGAGGTTGTCGAAATGAAAAATAAAGCGCAAAAACAAAAATCACAACAATTTTATAACACTGTATTTTTTACACGGGAAAATTGTGACGCATTCAATTTTAATATTTTTAATGCAAAAACTATGGAGGAAAAAATTGAGGCAATTACGGCTTACATTGAGGTTAATAAAACATTAAACGAGGCATTGGAGAACATGCTTTCTGAAAATTCAATCGATGATTTGGCAAAATGGATAAAAAAATGAACGAAGTTAATCTTTATGCGGTGTTGTGGGGCATTCTTTTATTTTTATTTTTTATTTTATGATTATGAACGAATTTTGGTTTAGAGTGGCATTGGGCGGATCCTATCTTTTTATCGCAGCTACTATTGCGCTGGCTTTTGTTGGGTTTTTTATATGAACATAGACGAATGTGATGTTTTTACGGTTTGTTTTTGGTCGTGTGTTGTTATTGCAATACTGGCGGTGGTGACTAATGGCTAAGTACATAAACAAATTACCGCCATACGAGTACTTACACGCTTGTTTTGACTACGATCCTAGTATTGGTATTCTTTACTGGAAAAAACGCCCACAAGCGCATTTTAAGACGGTTAAAGGCATGGAGCAGTTTAACAAACACCATGCTGGTAAAGTTGCCGGCGTTCAGAAGAAAACAGATATCCGCATCATTCGCCTGGATGGTACCAACACGCAAAATAGGCGTATTATCTGGAAAATGGTGTACGGTGATGATCCTGTTGGTGTCGTGTATAACATCAACGGCATAACAGGCGATGACCGGCAGGACAACCTAGCAGTTAAGGGAATGGTATTTGGTAATAAACGCGTTGTTGTTGCAGGACTACCTGAAGGACTAGAGTATGACAGAGAGCGGATTATGTGGGGGTCTAAATATATTGGCTGGTACAGAACAAAATCGATGGCTCTGGAGGTATTATGCGCAATGTAGCATTAGACAAACGCGCCAACCGCCTTAAACTTAACCCTGTACGGCACAAACCAAGCCCATTCTATGCTAACTTTGACATGAGCAAAGCCAAGACAGACGCTGAAATATGCTCCGGTGAACGTATGCAGATGTGTATTGATTTTAGGAATAGACATGCCAGGTAAAGAAAGATTTAAGCCAATAATTCCTGAATATGTTAAATACATGAGCGAAGAATCTACATTCTCATATAAAGATTTAATGGAAATGTTTGGATTTAAGCATTATCAAAGCATTCACGAACTTGTTGAAAGAGGATTATTGCCTCCTCATGATCATGAGATAAAAATAAGAAATGGAAATAGAGAAATGCTTAGCAGATGGAAAAAATCAACAATAATGAATTACATTAAAGAAACATGGGGCGATTTATGATTTACAAAAATAAAAAAATAGGTAATTCATACAGAGTATTGGCAAGCGGAATAGACTGTACAAATGAACGAGATGGAACAGCAGTTATTATTTATCATCCATATAATGATAAAAATTCAATCTATATAAGAGAAACAGAGGAATTTTATGAAAAGTTTGTCGAATGTACAAAGAGCATCTACACCAGTACCTAAAGAGGTTTTGGCAGCTCGCGCTAAACAATTAGCAGTAAGGAGAAAGATGTGGAACGCATACCATCCATGTTATTGATTTTATTAACAGGTTTAATTTTAATGATTGTTGAGATTGCATTATTGCAATTGGAGGAGTAGTATTTAAGCAATATAACTTCTTACAATTAAAAACTATGGCCCAGGGCAAAGAACACTTCCCAACACCAGAAAGCCGCAAGCTTGTTGAAGAGCTTAGCGGCTTCGGCTTATCTCATGAAAACATAGCGGCTCTTATTGATGGTGGACTGGCCAGAATAACCCTTGCCGATCATTACAGACAAGAACTAGATGCAGGAAAGGCAAAGGCTAATGCAGCCGTAGGACGTTCACTATTCCAGCGCGCCATAAGCGACGAAAACCCTTCTGCCGCAATCTGGTGGTCAAAATCGCAAATGGGATGGAAAGCAGCTAAAGATGAAGAAGTTCAGGAAGAAAAGAACAACTTCTCATTCCAGATTCACTTAAGCAAAGATGACTGAAAAAGTCTACAAAGCATCAAAAACACTCTCCAAGTTCCACCAGGACAATAAATTCGTGCGCGCTCTTCTCGGACCATTCGGTTCAGGCAAGAGCGTAGCTTGTGTAGCTGAATTACTATCCAGATCCTGCCAACAACAACCAGACAAGAACGGCAAACGGCGTACCAAGTGGGCAATCGTTCGTAATACATACCGCGAATTGACCGACACCACTTGCGCCACGTTCTTTCAATGGATTCCTGAAGACTTGGGTACATTCAACAAAGGCAATATGATCTTTGACCTATGCCAAACATTGGACGATGGCACAACAGTCGAAGCTCAATTCCTGTTCCGTGCTCTTGACAGACCTGCAGACATTAAAAAACTATTGTCATTAGACCTTACCGGAGGATGGATAAATGAAGCAAGAGAAATACCTAAAGCCATTGTTGATGCGCTACAGGGACGCTGCGGACGCTACCCAGAGACTATCTTGGACGAGTCTTCACAACTTTTCGAGTCAGACCCCGCTAATTGCCCTGCCATATTCGAACCTACTTGGATTGGTGTTATCCTCGATTCAAACCCACCAGATACAGACTCCTGGTTCTACAAAACTTTCGAAGTAAACAGACCTAACAACCACTCTATCTATCACCAACCTTCAGGGCTTTCTCCAGAGGCTGAGAATATACGGCACCTACCACGCAATTACTATGCTAATATGTGCCAAGGAAAAGATAAGGAATGGATAAACGTCTATGTTAATGGCAATTATGGCTTTGTGTCAGACGGAAAGCCTGTCTATCCAGAATACAATGACGACGTTCATTATGTTGACGAGGAATACTATCCTGATCCATCGTTAATGGTGTATGTTGGCATAGACTTCGGACTCACACCGGCGGCATTGATTGGCCAACAAACAGCCTCAGGCGCAATGGTTCTGTTTGATGAGCTTGTTACTTTCGATATGGGCGCTGTATCATTTGGAAAAATACTACGCCAAAAGCTCAATACGCGGATGTATGAAGGCTGCCGATTTGAGATTTATGGCGACCCTGCCGGAGTTGGGAGAGCACAGACAGACGAGCAGACACCATTCATGATCCTAGCTCAGGCTGGCATTAACGCATTCCCTACAGACACAAACGATCCGTTGATAAGGCGCGAAGTCGTTGCTGATTTTCTAATGCGCATGGACTTTGCAGCACAGCCAGCATTCAAGATTACGCGCGGATGCCAGACGTTCAGGAAGAGCATGAATGGTGGTTACAAGTACAAACGTTTGCAGGTTGTTGGAGAGGAGCGCTACCAGGACGTTCCAGACAAAAACAAATATTCGCACATAGCTGACGCAGGACAATATCTATTTCTTGGTGCAGTTGGAGATACAAGGGTTTTAGGTGGAGTTAGTTACTCAGGAAATGACGAAGATTATGAAGACAACAACAGAAATGAGTGGAGCGGTTACTAATGGCTAATTTACCATCATTGGCAGAACTAAGCACAGACGTAAACATTGCCAACTATTTGAATGAAGATGCCTTGGTAAATATAGGCGCTATTGTCGTTGACGAGTATGAAAGCGATCTTGAGAGCCGTTCCGAGTGGGAGGAGATGTATCGTGAGGCAATGAAGGTTGCACGGCAGGTGAAGGAGAACAAGTCTTTCCCGTGGCCTAATGCAGCTAATGTAAAATACCCACTTATAACAATGTCTGCCATTCAATTTGCTGCCCGTGCTTATCCTGAGATTGTGCAAGGCGGAAAAGTTGCAGGATGTAAGGTAGTCGGACAAGATCCAGACGGAGCAAAGCAAGCTCGCGCCGACCGTGTGTCAATGCACATGAGCTACCAGCTAACCGAGCAGATGGAGAACTGGGATGCTGATATGGATAGGCTCCTGCACGTCTTACCAATTGCCGGAATATG